CGCTAGCTTCCTCGCGCCACTCAACACATTACCTCGGTCAGAGTCCCAATTGAAGGTTGAACTCGTAGAAGATGCAAGCCGCATCTTTGGAGTTCTCGTGGGTGCCGTCCTTCTTGAATACCTGGATGCAGGTGACTAGCTTGGGGAAGCCGCCTGCAACTGGTTTCGGCTTGACATTGCTGACAAGCCCATCTTGACCGAAGGGGCAAGGGAAGGTGACCGCCTGCGGGATCTGGCCTGCAAGCTGGGGAAAGAGATGAAGACGACCATGAAGAGGGAAGTCCTCAAACTCGCCTGACGTCGTGGGAACGTCTTCTCCGGTGGGGATCCAGCAGTAATGCATTTCTATGGCCAGATCTCGCATGCCATGGGGGGGCAAAGCGTGGATGGTTAGACCGGACACCTGGACGACAGACCAGCCCTTGGTGAGGGTCTTGAACTTGGTATGGTTCAAGAGGTCGTAAGTCTGGATGTTGAACTTGGACCCGTCGGAGCCGGAGGCCATGTTGGCGTTGCTGTTCCAGAAGAATCGACGACCAGCCTTCGGGTTGACGTTGCCTAGGAAGGGAAGCGGGTAAGAACTGTGTGGCTGAGCGGGGGCGTCTAGTTGGGAGAGTGTGGCGGTGCTGAGCGGGTTAGCCTGAACCACCGGAGTTTTGGCTGAGGAACTGGGGGTAGAAGTTACGCCCACCGAAGTCAACTTGGCGGGGGTCGATGCGGGAGTAGCGAGCTGGGCAGTCTGAGAGGGTGGTGTGGTGTGAGACATGATGGTGTTACAAAAGGAGAACAGGTAACTTAAAGGCCTATAGAAATGCGTAGCACGTCCTCTGGGGAGTGACCTAGGAGAAGACGCTCGGAGTTCTCATGGGAAGAAAAAAGCCGCTGAACCAGGTTGCGAACCTGGCCGGCTAGCTTGGAGGTAACGGGGCCGGTTGGTGAGACCTCTACGCGGGCCGCGAGAAGTGAGCGGAGTGAGCGGAAAAGCTGGAGCAGACCGGGCCGGGACGAGGACAACGAGAAGAAGCGAGTGGCTAGCGCTGGGGCGAATTCGTGGTAGAAGTTCAGGATCCACTTGAGGGCACACAACTCGTCAAAATTGGCATACTCCCAAAGGTCATCACCGAACCTGTAGGCACTCAGGATCTCGAGAGCGTAGCTTTCGAGGACCAGGTCGACGGTACCGCGCTCCAAGTGCACTAAGAGCTTGAGCATGATGATCATTGGGTCCTTGTACACGCCACGGGAAGTCAGGCGGAAGGAGCAAAACCCGGCCTCCGGGAGAATGAAGGTCTTGGCCACGGTATCAACATATTTCTCGATCTTGGCGTAAGCGGGCCGAACGGTGAGGGCTCGGTCAACGGCAGAGTCGTCGCCACCTAAAGCCACCGCATCAGTGGGCAAGAGGTCGTATTTGAGGGCGATGCAGCAGGCGTTGTAGTCCGTGTTATCGTCGTAGGTCCCGGGCTCACCTGTCTCACGGCCTACTGCTTTGGGGCCGATGATGTCGCTCACGGAGCTGAGCTTCCACCAGACGTACAGCTCGATGATCCAGGAAGGCAGATCGTAAAGCTCGGCCTTGCTGACCCAGAGGCGGACGGAAGCACCCTTCTGAGTGGAGTCAAACGCCGTGTAATCGTTTGTGGTGGAGAGGCCGTCGCGCCAGTGAGTCTTAGCCCAGTCGTTCAAGTCCTCAGTCGTGGTGCCGCAGTGGATGAAGATCTTGGGGGGGCGGGTTTTGGAGGTCTGGTGGCGGAGATAACGATTGGCGGCGCCGAGAGTGAGCAAAATCTGGGAATGGCAGGTAGCGAGAGTCTGCCCGGCCTTTGCGGGAACGAGGAAGGCCTCCATCTTCCCTTTCAGCTGGGCTTTGAGGAAGTGGTTCAAGAGTTCGAGAGGCCGATCAGGATCTGCTCGGGGGGCGTTATTGCGGAGTGCGTTGATGGTCTTCGAGTACAGCGCCTTGTTCTCGTTCTCGAAGATACACTGCTCGAACAGTTCCTCGTCGAACGGGGTGTACTCCCACTTCAAGAAGTCGCGTCCCGCCTCAAAGAGAGCAAGAGAGAGGACGTCCGCTTTGTGGCTGGTGTAATCGGCCCGATTCTCTGACTCTGTGCCCTTGGCCAAACGCTTCTTGATGGTCGCGACCATGAGGTTGGAGTCCTTGGGTGACTGCCGCTGGAACCAGAGGCCCGTGCGTGCCTGCTTGAGCTCAGACTCGATGAAGACTTCTGTGCTGCCGTCTCTGGTGTTGAGCTCGAGGTCGTCGCGGTTCAGGAGCTTGGCGAACTCTAGTGTTTCGAGAGTGAACTCCAAATCGGGGGCGGGGAGACGAGTAGAGAAGTTTAGGGTGGCCGGTTCGTGCTGGTCGGGTCGGTGGGCGAGAGGCGTGGGCACCACTTCGATGTGCTCCAAACGGACTGCGAGGGTGGCTGGGGCACGGTCGTAGCTGGGAGTCCACTGCCCGGAGGCTCTGGTAGAGGTGACGCGTTTGGTGACGATGGCGTTGAATTCTCGCGTGGACAAGCGGACCAGGTTCAGACCGCGAAGCTCTTGCTGAAACACAGTCTCGAAGTGTAGCTGAGACCCGTCCTTGGCCAAAAGCACCTTGAAGAAGGGGTGCCCGAGCATGGTAGTCTGGATTGCGGTTCGACTGGCAGGGACTATTCGAAGCTCTCGGGTTGCGCGGGTGGCGGCGCTGTAAAGCGTGCTCATGTCACAAAGCTCCAACATCTTTTGGCACACTCGGATTTGGACCACCTCAGCCTCTTGGCCCTGGTAGGAGCTGATCGTGAAAGCCTGGTACTCTTGCCCGCGCAGGACGGAGGCCTCGGCGTCAGTGGCTACCAGGACGGGATAGTCTTTGCTGAGATTGTTGGGCTGGAAGATCTTGCCGACGATGGGGGAGGTGGTGCGCAAACCGAGCTTGTGGGCGATGGCCTGAGGTGAGCGATGGGTGTCCATAAGGTAATCACCGCCGTAGGCGGCATGATGGACTATCTCCTTGCTGAGACCGTTGAGGGTGGACTCCTTGTGGGTGGCATTGTACTTGCACTGACAGACGTCTCCGGTGGTAATGACTGTGCGAAGGTGGGGGTTCAAGAAGACCAACAGGTCGGTCAGGCCGCTCACGGTGAGTCCATGTTCGTCGATCACCAGCACATTCCCTTGGACGATGAAGATTTTCTCCCACGTGGAAACCTGATAGCCGTTACGACCCAATTTGAGCTTTTCAGCGATGGCTGCCCGGAGGAAGGCGCGTGGGCAGCTGCACTTCCAGACCCCTTTCCCATGAAAGTCCTTTCGGTCGCGAAGGAATTTCAGGAGTGCGTCCGACTTACCAGACCCCGCGACCCCGAAGATGTTGCGGAGCTGATAGGTGGGTGGTGGGCGGGTCTCCAGCTCGTCCATGAGGCTGTCTAGCTTGGCCGTGAAATCCTTCACGAAGATCTTCCCCTCATTGCTCTTCATCAGGCCTTCGAAGCCTTGCTTGAGATTGCGGATGAGAGCCTTCGCTCGGGCTGGGTCGGCGGGGACGTCAACCCAGCGGCCTGGAATCTTGGCACCGTGGTCGCTGATGTAAGAGTCCACGCCGTCCTTGAAGGACTGAGTCAGCTTGGCTAGAGGCCGTGACGGTGGAAGGCCCTTGGGGGAGGCGGACGGAGAAGAGCGGACGTGGGGTTGCCAATGTGGGACACCATGGAGACGGGTCAGCTCGCACTCGAAGGTTCTGGGTCCTTTGAAACCGACGAGATTGGGGCAACCTTTTGGGACGTTGAAGAGCCGGAATGCGACCTTCCAGCGGAGACCGATGTAGTGGAGGAAGCGCTCATCGAAGCCAGGGGAGGGAAGGAGATCGGTGGTTATTTGAGACCCGATTGTGTCGCAAACAGAGTGCCAAATGACCGTCGAAGAGACCTGGAGGAGAACTGAGACCATGGTGAGGGCACAAGTGTTTGGGGGGTTCGAGGGGACTGGGCCGGGGGAGAATCGAAGCGCGGGCGAGTAAAGACTGTGGACGAGGGTCGGGCCGAGACCGAAGGAGGCTCCGATGGGCATGTTGAGCTGGCCAGATGCGCGGGGGACGTTGGTGGGAGCGGGAGCACACACGTGGCAGGGAACCATCCCCTCTGTCTCATCCTGGCACCAGTGGCCGAAACCACTGACGCAGGTGACCCAGTGTTCTCCGTACATCTCGCGGCTGACACCACCGTCATGCTCTTCACAGGCGCAGAGAAGATGCGGGTTGGAGGTACGCATGGACTGGTCGGCGGGTGCGGGTGTGGCCTGATGATGCTCGCCACTAGGACCGTTGTTGATGGTGACGGTCGAGACGGAGGGTGGGATGTTAATGCCTTCGTGGGTGGCCAAATCGTCCGGGCCAGCGCCGCGTTCAGACTCTGGAGGAGTCAGGCCAGAAGGTCGGTGGTGGAAGGCGACACTGCCGGCGGTCGGTGTGAACGTCGGGATCGACGTCTCACCTAGACCGACATCGCTGAATGTCCCGAATTGGAGGCGAGGGCGTCTGGTGGAGGTGGTGGTGGCTTTGGGAGGGGCTGGTAGGTCAGTCACGTATGTTAGACCGGAGTCCGAAAAGCTTGCTTCGCTGGGTGGGGCGTCAGGTGCAAGGCGAGCGACCCAGTCGTGCACGAGTGAAGGGGCACACTCGGAAGTTGCTTCGACCTGGATGACTGGAGTCAGGTCGTGCTGGTCGACTGGTGAACCCGACGTGACGGCTGGAAGGACGATGCTGGGTGGCCGGGTGGCTGGGCAGGTCGAGCACTGGAGTGGGCAGGTCGCAGTCGGAGTGAGCGAGACGGAAGGGCCGGCTGGAGTGGGTCGGACGGTCGGGAGCTGGGCGACCAAGGCTAGTGGCTCCACGAGTGTGTAGGTGGAACGGCGAGTGAAGGACCAGGAGACCAGGTTATCTAAAACATCGTTGATGAGGAACCTGATCTTAGCGTCCTTCATCCGAAGATACCAGCAGACAGCGGCATGACCGCAGACGAGTCCGAACACAACCAGGTTGACGGTTGGGAAGAGTGAGGCCAAGAGACTGGAGCCTATGGCAAAAAGGATGTCCTCTGTGGTGTCGCTGTCGGCGAGGGCGTAGCCGAGTTCCAGGAGGTGCATGGGTAAACTCAGCCACCCCGGGAGGAAGTAGTTCAGGATCTTGTCGATGGTCTTGCGCAAGATCCAGAGGGGAGAGGCGGGCTTGTCCAAACGTGCACGAACCAGCCACGGTTTGATGAGGGCACCGATTGTGATATGAGTGAACCCGGACAGGAAGGGAGACTGAAGCCCTGGAGCGGTGACGCAATCAACGGACATTCGGAGAATCTCCCAGGTTGCGTCGTCGATGCTTGCGAAGCGGGCGGCAGTCATCTGAGAACGGATCTTGCTGACCATGTCCTTAGGCTGATCCTTGGCCAGACCTCTCTTGTACCAGAAAGCCTTGGAGTAGGCCTCACTAGGGATCAGGACCTCGCCTCTCGAGGAATTGCTCTTGGCCAGGTTGGTGAGCCAAGGTTGGGGGACCACGATCAGAGACGGGGAGTTGACGTGGTACTGGGCGGGGATGACCTTGGGCAAGGATCGGCTGGTGGCGATGAGCACATGAGCAAATTTGGCGACCACTGGCTCAGAGTAGTAGGTAACGTGCGAGGTCCCGGCTTGCACGGTGTGAGTTTGGGGGTGGAGGTGGTTGTGGGCGACCAGGGGCTGGATATATGAACCGGCATCATCTCCTTCTGGGGTGTACTTGAGCTCGCCAAAGGGGAGGTAGGTGAGCTGGTAGAAGGTGGGATAGGCCGAGGACTGGCGCTGCTGGGTCTCGGGGGGGATGATGCTGCCAAGGTAAATCCTCTCTAAGGAAGGGTAAGAGAGGTAAAGGGAAGCAATGAACTCCGGGGTGGCGTAGTGCCCAGAGTCCCAGAGCAGCAGCTGGGTGATCGTCGTGGTGGCGGGCCAGGTCTCCTGTCGGTACCGACCCCAATCTTTGACGGTCAGACGCTCGTTCCACAGCTCTGTGAACCGCGGATGCTGGGCCCGGAGCTCGCGAAATTTCGGCTCCTTGGCGAAGGCGACAGCGGTAGGGACGTCGGGCATGGAGCCGGGGTAGACCGAGAGGTAGAGATGCCGCTCGAGGATTTTATGGCCGCCGTGGTCATGGGGGCGGACGCGGTGAGAGGGAACTGGGACACCAGACGTGGTAAGAAGCTCGGCGACGGCGTCGGACATCATCCAACGGCCCATCATCTCGTTCCTGTTGAGCTCGTCTATGGTATCACCGACGAGCGCCTGCGTAACGGCGTCGTGGTGAATGGTCCCTTTCAGGGAGTCCATGGTGGTGGACAGGTTCTTCGAACCCAGCCAAGACACCCAACCGTTCGATGTGAAAATGTCATGACGGTCCGTAAATTCGGACTCGTTCATGGCAAACACGAGCGGGAGGCGGTCTGGGAGGAGGCGGGCGAGAAGAGAATAAACCCTATCGATGTCAGGGTAGACACCGAGTTCGCGAAAAGCCGCGAGGAGGGGGTTGGGGTTCTTGCATTCTCCGGGCGCAGGGGCCGCGAAGTAGCGAAGGTAACAGTAACCCGGTATGTCGGGGCTGGGGGTGAGAGTACACA